CTGAGGTCTGGAAGGTACCTGCGACGCTTTAAAAGGGTGCTAGCAAAAGGTATAGGGGCTTGACGACGGCTTTCACTAATGACCTGTCGCTTATATCGTGCTACTGAGGGGAACTTAGCAACGAACTCATCCAATAGATCTCTAGCCTCGGCCAGCGTGCAACCAATTGAAGAAGAGATCTTATCTGGACCAACTCCATAAGCTAATGACAAAACTAATACTTTACCAGCTTTACGATCTACTCCCATAGTATTTCCAATAGTTGTATAGATATCTTCGCCGTTTAAGTAAGCACCACACATAATCCTGTCTTGACTAAACGATGCAATTACACGAGGCTCAATCTGAGAATAGTCAGCAACTACTAAAGAATATCCTTCTGGGGCTACGAAAAGGTTGCGGATAGCCTTACCATTAGGTGTGTGCGGAGCCGGCACGTTCTGCAAATTCGGATTACGGCTAGAGAACCGGCCGGTCTCCGCACCATATTGAACAAAGTCGGTATGAATACGGCCTTTAAGCATCAAGCTCTTCTTAGCAGTTACTTTAGACTTACCAGCAAGAGTTCTGGTTATGTCTCCACCAAGATATGGAATTACATAAGTTGTTAATAACTTATTGAGATCAGAATATTCAATGAGAGCGTCTACTAAAGGATCTTTACCTGCCAAACCCTGTAGTGCTGGCTCAGAGACTGAAAAGTCAGAGACAGAGGCGGGCTTACCCTCGTCAGCCCGCTTCTGCCCTGCGGGGGTTAGAACTTTTGGTTTTAGCCCCCTACCCCCATCCTTTTTAGGAGAGAACAATAATTTTTGTTTTTCAGGAACACTATTAATATTAAAAGCTTTACCGGCTAACCTATAGATGGTTGCTTTAGTAGTCTCAAGTTGAACGTCAAGGTTTGCTTTAAGTTTCTCTAATTGATCAACGTCAATATCCGCACCTCGTAGTTCCATACGACAGATTACTTCAAGCACATCCATCTCAAGGTTAAAAATTCCTCGAAGACCATCGGTATCAAGTTGATTAGATAACTTCAACCAAAGTTTCCAGGTCCACTCTGCGTCTAGGGCAGCGTAAGTTGCCACCTCTTCAAAGCTATGCTTTTCCACTTCTTTTCCTACACCCTTAACCATGTGGTAGCCAAACTCACGCTGCAAGCAATCATCTAAACCTAAAGAGTTGCGATGTTGGTTATCAAGTATAAAAGACGCGTTTAGGGTGCATGCGTAAGGCTGTGCGGGAAGACCGCCAATGTATTTAGATACGCTTTGTAGGTCAAACTTAAGGTTGTGACCCGCCTTGATCTTAGTGCTATTAAGTAAAGGCTTTAAAGCTTTAAATACTTCACCCGCAGTTAGTTGTTCTGGGGCAGGTCCAAATACACGAGTAGCTTTGCGCTCATCCTTACTATAATCAGAATCTCTAAGCTCTAAACCACGAGCAACTCTAGAAGCTGCTGATGGAAGCATTGGGTAATCGGTTCGAAGATATTCGCCGTTGGGATGACCCATAGGAATAACGTCTACACGTCCGTGGGTAGCCAAAGCAATCCAGGTAACAATATTTTGACGAGGGTCTCCGCGATGATCACCAACAGTTTCTACGTCAAAGCAAAAAGCATCTACGGCGTCGTACGCCTTAACAAGTTCGTCAAGTTGTTTTTGTGTAGTAATAATATTCATTAGCGCTCCTGAGGTTGGTGCGCTGAGGGCCCATAGAGAAAAGGAGACACCAAGAGATGGGCCCTCAGCACGATTGTTTGGGTTAGTTACCTGATGCGATTTCTCGAGCAATCTCAGCAAGTTCAGCCTTGGTAGAAGTGTGAAGTGCTTCTGGTCCTAGTGGCTTCATTGTTTTGATTAACTCAGCAGCTGCAACAGGGTCGATTCCCCAATCCTCAGCGAGGTCACGCTCTTTCACAGGATTAATTGTGTAAGAGGTTTTTGTACCGGTACCGGTCTTACTTACAGCCCAGTAAATGTCAGGACGATTAAGCGGGCCAGTCTTCTTATCAGAATCAAGCTTCTCAAGTTGTCCGCATAGACGAACTCCAACAATCATCAATTGAAGTTGTGGGTCTTCGTCAGAAAGGTTTAGGACAGTAAACGCAAACTTTTGATCTGGCTTACTTCCTACAGCAACTAGTGGGTCGCCCTCACCAATGCTAATAAAGGACTTCTTACCAGGACGATTTACCCAGTGCTGCATAAAGGACATTGGCTCATTACCAATGAATTTAATTAGTTGGACATCCTCGTCAAATCGGAAGTCAGTTGCGAATGTTTTGCTGGACTTTGCTACGGCTTTCTTAGCTGCTGCCCAACCTGTTTGGATTACAGAAGAACGTTCTGGTGTTTCTGTTTCGTCCTCTGCGGTAAAGATCTCTTCAAGATCTTGTGGTGTTGGTGCGGTGACTACATAAGAGTCAACGTTAGGTGTTTCTGTGCTTTCAATACGGATACCCATGTGGGTATCTCCTTTCGGTCAGTGGATCATAGGTTGATGGTCATATTAAGTTGTTTCTTGAGAGTGAATCTTAGTCCATTTCTCCATCAATTCAATTGATAGGTCGTGATGTCGATTCCAATCAACTCTGGGTGCTTCAAGAAGCCCCCGAGATTGAAAACTCTCGATAGTTGCTTCGACGATTGCTCTGCTGTACATCCGCCATCCGGGCTTCTTTACACCATTAACAAGCATTGACTTTAAGCGATAGGGTGCACGTGGAATATAACCTTTTCGTTCCCAAAGCCTCAAAGTAACTAACGGTCTGTTTAACGCAAGTCCTAACGAACCTGCGCTAAACAATTCTAGCACCTTTCCATTGGGAAGTGTCTTCACCTGAGGTTCAGAATCCCAAGTTCCTGGTGTAGAAACTTTACGTGGTTTTGCTTTTGGATCTGGAGCACGACGTTTGCGCTTTGATCCTGGGTAGTAATCATCCAGGCTTTCAAAGAGCTTGTCAACTTCGTCGTTCATATCTACCAGACCTTATGACTTAGAGGGTATAAATGCCCAAGTAACTTTCTTAGGAAACATCGTATCAACATCTTCTTCTGTAAGCAAACCTTCATATAGACAAGACATAACTGCATCTTCATCTAAAACAGGTTGCATAACAAAGCAGCGAGAGTCGAGTCCTTTTTCTTTTAAAATTCGTGTTGCCTCTGCCATGTCGAGACTTTGAGAAACTTTGCGTTGACGTTGCAAAGATCTATATCCATCGACTTCTTGATCTAACGAATACCATAAATGACCTTTGTCATCTGGCTCTCCTTCGGTATCAACAAGATCCGAAAGAAATGTTTTTAACTCTGCCTGTTCTTTTGTTAAGTCATCGATGCGACGCTTTAAAGTAACAAACTGTTGAACTTTACTTAATACAGAACTTACCGGTTTCTTGTCCGGTGGGATGATATTTGGCATGGGTGCCCTCCTTTAAACCCAGCCTATACCACCCCACCGACAATACGCAAGTTACTTGATCGGGATGTTCTTAGGCTTCTTTTCCTCAGGCAAGATGCGCTCTACGGTAATAGTTAGAAGGCCGTCTTCGAACTCAGCCTTAGTAACCTCCATGTGATCAGCTAGGGTAAATTCCTGATCAAAGTCGCGTCTAGCAATTCCTTGATGAATGTAGTCAAACTCACTATTACCAAGGTGGCTGTTAACCCCCTCACCGGAAACTGTCAGGACGTTTTCTTGTTTAGAGACAGACAGGCCGTCTTTATCAAAGCCAGCCAAAGCCATCTCAATATAATAAAGATCTTTGTTCACCTGACGGATGTTGTATGGGGGATAGGAAGCTTGCTTTGCAGCAGTAGACACTTCCCTAAATACAGTTAGAAGAGGATCAAAGCCAATAGCCCAACGATCAAAGTTTGGAAATAAACTATTGATAGTTACTGGGGTTGCTTTGGGAAGTTGCTTATGGTTCCAGTCTTGATTTGGATATCCTTTAGGCATGGGTAATTGATGCATAATTATCTCCTTAGACGATAACTAGGTTGTTAGACCCCCCGGAATTGGGCAGATCTTATTGTGTAACAAGGATACCAGGAAAATTATTCCTTGGTGTATGCCTTTAGCGCCTCAACAATGACATCCGTAACCGTACGGCCTTCTATAGCAGCCTTGTCTTTTACGGCAGTCCAAAGGTCTGTGGCTACACGGATAGTGCGTGTCGGCGTTTTAGGTGCGTTAGGCATCTGACTATGTTAAACGAAAGCTGCCTCAAGGAAAGCCTTAAGTGA